TGCTGTTCTTGCAGCTTTTGCCAATGCCAATGGAATAGTTATAGCTTCCTCCGGCAAAGCGGCAAAGCCAGGTATCAAGTTAAGTGCTGCTGGCGCTGCTAACGAACCTATAATCCCCCCAGCAGTTCTTCCTAATATTGATGGGATTTCAACTTTTCTGTTTACATCCAAGATAAGTTTTATTTGTTCCGGTGTCTTGCCTTGTGCAATTAAAGCATCAAAAGCTTTTTGTCTTTGAACATTCTTAGGATGAGCAAGAGCTGCTGGCGGTACTAAGCCTGGGCGTTTTCCTTGCGATAATGGCAAAGCTCCTTCAAGCTGGCCAATCAATTCTATATCAGTGGCATTTTGCTGCTGTTGACGGCCAGTTGCGCCTTGCGAAAAGAATTTAGTTTTAAGAGTAGATTGTTCTGTTAGACTTAGATTTTTGAATGTATCACTTTTGAAAATTACATTATCAAAATATCTTCGTTGCAAAGCAACTTGCTCTTGTGGATTTAATGCTTTATATGTATTGCTATCTTGTATTTCATTCCACTTTTTAGCCATAATCAAAATCCAAATTCTTTTCCAGCGGCATCAATTTTGTTTTGATTTATTGCTTTAGGCTGGGATATAAAAGTACCAATTTCTCTTTCAAATATTTTATCCACTTTAAGTAAGTCTATCCTTCTAAGATTTTCTCTTGTTGGTAGTTGTCCTCTGACTAAGACAACTAATCTTCGTTTTTTCATCTGATTTGCTATACGTAAAGCCTCTTTTCGTTTCGCTTTAAATTGTGTTGGTGAATCTTCTGCGGGGTCAACGGTCTGCTTTGCTATTCGAGGCCGTTCTTCAGGCCGAACCGCTACGCCGGTTATCTCTTTTATAGCTTGATTTAATCTTTCATAAGCTGTTGTTTCAAAAGTTGTTAAACGTTCCAGAAATGTAGGGTCACTTTCTTTTGTTATTCCGATAGATTTAAGAAAAGCTTCTGTTTTAGCTGGTGGAACCCTAAACACTCTTTCTAAAAATGCCTCGCCACCCGCTCTTACTTTCCCAGCAAATGTTTGAAAAGCAGGCTCAAAATTTACGCCTATATCTTCCAAAGTTGCTATAGTATCATTAAGACCTATAATATCTTGCTCTAATTTAGCTCTCGTAGTCTTTGCCACATCGCCCGTAAAAACCTGAACTTGCGCTGCGCCTTCTAATAAAGTTTTAAGACTTGCTTTTTCTGGTTCTGTGATAACGCCCGCCCGCTCTTTTGCCTGAAGTTCTAAAATTCTTCGTGCTTGTAATTGAGGTCTGGTTGGAGGCGCCGCCGGTACTTGTGCTACAGGTTGACCAGTTGGGCCGAATCTTTGTTGGCCAGGACCTAATGTGAAACCCTGTGGCGTTCTGGCAGCCTGCGCAAGAGCAAATTGAGCGGCAAGTTGTCCGCCTGCCGGAGTTCGAGGCGCAAAAGGAGTTCCCGCCTGCAATGATTGTAGGAACGACTGTATATCTAAATTCTGTCTACCTTGTGTCTGCCCTGAAACAACGCCTTGAGCAAAACGTTCCAAGCCTTGCTGAAGTCCCGCGAATCTATTTACTGCCGGAAATACTGTTATTCCATTTGCCATAATTCACCTCTTAAAATAATGTGCCAAAAAAGCCCCCTTGGCCAAATAATCCCGCGCCTACGTTTGCAGGATTGCCGAAGAAGCCCGCCGCCGCTCCGCCACCGAAAGTACCCAACGCAGGTAGCAATGCACTCGCAAGGCCTGGCCCTTGTTGCTGTCCTACAGCTTGAAACGCTTGAGTACCCAATCCAGGGCCAAGTAACTGGTTAAATAATTGGTTAGCAAAAGGTTGTGCCTCTAAGAATCTTGCCTGTTCTGCGCCAGCTATGCCTCTTGGCAATTGCTGTTGCAATCCCCCGATATTGAGTAATTGACTTAATATATCTGTTGCGCCACCACCTATGCCAAGTCCCTGTCCTGCCAACTGGCCTGGTACGCCAGCTAATTGACCTCCTAAGCCAGCGCCTGCAAACTGCAATCCTGGCCGTTGTAAGGCGGCTTGGCCTATGAACGGCGCGGTCTGAGCGCTTAATCCCAGTTCCAGATCGGCACCTGCCTCTGCTAACGCTCGATTTAAGGGGCCTGATGGCCCGCTGGTGGCCCCAAACCGCTCCAAAAGGCTTGGTACTATGTCCTGCTCAAAACCCCTCAAGGCAAGCTGTCTGGAAGGTTCAAACGCCCGCAGGATGTCTTGTGTCGGGTCAAAGCCCAATCCCTGCTGTAATGCACCTTGGGCTTGGCCTAAAAATCCTTGACCTTGAGTCGGGTCAAATTGGCCTAATGTCTGTCCGAACAAATCAAGACCAGCGCCGATACCAGGGGCAAGCCCGCCAGCCAAACCAAAACCTTGCTGTTGCAAAGGCCCGAAAGGTACTTCGCCTGGTCTTATCCCCTGAAATGGTGTTAAGCCCTGTAGCTGGCCGCCTTGAAATTGGGAAGCCAATTGACCTGTTATTAAGTCAAGTAAATTCCTTTGCCCAGGCAATAGAGTTGATACGTTTCTTATTTTTGTTTCGCCGCCGCCGAATAAGTCGCTCATTGTTAAATCTCCAAAAGTATTCGTTTAGATTTAACAAAACCTAACTTTTCGTAAGCGTGCGGTCTTGCTGTTATAATCCTTATTTTTAGATTCTCGTTTTCGCCTTGCCAAGACTTAATAAATTCAAGAGTCTTTTCAATAGCATCGCTAAATTGATACTCCTTGTCAATGCTTAAAATATGAACGTCGATGGATTCCGTAAGCAAATTTATATATGCCCACAGGATTCCTTTAATTTTATCTTCATCATCCGTAAGAACATAAAATCGCGTGTTTACGTTACCTATAAAACTCGATGGCGCTCGATACAAAAAGTCAATATTGAACTCCACGTCCTTAACCTGCTCGAATAGCTCCCTCGGTATTCGCCGAAAGACCATATCAATAATATCCGGCGATGTGCCTGGGTTGTTAATTAAAACAAACTTTAAGTCATCGAAGTTAGACATAATTCTATAAAAAATGTAATATAGCTTTAGCCAATCCTGCGCCAACAACTGTTTCTATTGCATGGCCTATTTCTCTAAAATGTACGGCTGTAGATGGACTATTACTTACATCTGCACTGCCAGCAGTAGCAGAAGATACCAATCTATCATGGTGGACACATCCACCGGCATCCAAAAGCACCTCGGCTATGCCACCAAATACAATCCATACTTCTGAACCATCTGCCACGCCTGCATTATAAACTATACCGATAACATCAAGGGCATTCGCGTCGGCTTTCTTGTATGAGTTCTCGTCTGTATCATCTGCTTCTACCAATTGCCCTTCGATACTATTAGTTCCGGTATTATTTGTTAATGCTACTGCAAAGCCACCGATTGGAGTGAGTTTATATTTAAGTGATTCGAGCATCCGTCCACTGCCAACCTGAGTAATATCGCCATTAGTATCAATCTTAGTATAATTAGTCACCCCACCTATCCAACTATTACCTTGCACTTCAAGGCCATCTTTTATCAATACGCTTTTGGAGTTATCGGTAACGTGATTAGGCTCTATTGCTATATCAGAATAGATATGCAAAGCAGTTGTAGCTATTGGCGGAGCAGGAGTCGTGGTGGTGGTAGTCGTAGTAGTTGTGGTGGTTGTGGTAGTTGTAGTCGTGGTCGTTGTGGTCGTAGTCGTGGTTGTTGTGGTAGTCGTTGTTGTCGTTGTAGTCGTTGTAGTCGTTGTAGTTGTGGTGGTTGTGGTGGTAGTCGTGGTTGTTGTGGTGGTAGTCGTGGTTGTTGTGGTGGTTGTAACAGCCGGAACACCTTGTTGTGCCCCAATATCTAACGTATTCCAAGCCGTCCCTTGTTGCTGAGCGCCAATATCTAAAGTATTCCAAGCCATTATTCCGTCGGAGGATTTTCCGCCCCTTCGTTATATTCAGCCCAAAAAGCTACTGTATAATGACCATCAAGGCCTTTGTTTCTGGCGGTAGAATCTGTATGGAGAGAATAATCGTCACCGGCCTCGTTATTAAATAAATTCGCATCGCCTCCTGCATTTACTATATCGCCCCTTGTACCATCACTACCAGTACCCGCACTTTTACCAAGGCAATTAGTGTTATCGTTATCTACCACATCATATAAATTTCTACCTATAGTTTGAAGTTCACCGCTGTCAGTTTCGACAACTATACCGTCAGTACAATCCCGAAAGATATTGTTGTAAGCCAGAAGAACAAAAGAATCTGCCCCATTATCGAAATCAATAGCTACTTGTGCATTTTCTCCATCTGTGGTACAACCCAAACAACCTGTATATCTTGCCGAACCGTTACCAAATAAGAAATCATCTGAATTATCAAAGCCAAGGCACTTATAAGCTATTCCATCATTGCACGAAAAAGCAAACGTACTCCCATGAGCAACACAACTTACAAACATCTGATAAATATCACCATCAAAGGCATACGTTGTATTAGTATAAGAAATACAATTTTCGTATTTGTTGTAATTGTCTCCTGAAAAACCACCCCCTCCGTTATTATGAGAAGAACAATTCTTATATACCCAATAATCCGAGGCCGCACTCGAAGCACCTTCGTTGTTCGCCCCCCAAAATTCAAAGTTCTTAAATACTTGATAGTGAATAGAATTAGCAGACGCCCTTAGTCCATAATCCAAATTGTTAGTATCGGCATCAATCTCAACAATACCGCCATCATTTATTGTTGTCTTGTAACCCTGCCAAAGAACAGGTGTAGTTATCGTTCCCGCAGTCGATGGATTAAAAACAGAACCAGTCGCCCCATCTTGGACATTATAAGCACCAGAAGCCTTGACATAAACAGTCTCTCCTGCTGCAACTGCATCACAAGCCTCAGCAAGAGTAAAGGGGTCTCCTTCTGTACCAATTCCGCCACCGCCCGCATCGTGTGTTACATAATATGGAGCAACCATTATTTCTCTCCTGAATGTTTTATCTTGATAGGAATTTTCTGTGGAGTTGATTTATAATCATAAACCCCGTCACGAAACCGACCATACAATATGTCAACATAGTCGTTTTGCTCTATCTCAATCCCACCGATTTCAATTTTTTCCGTACTATCCAAAACGGCAAAATCTTTAATTGCTCCATTACACTGAACGCAAGTGCTTCCGCCCGGAAGCTCACAATTACACATATTACATCTGATAAAAGTTCTTGGTGTGTCATCGCCCGGAAATAACCGATGACCTTTTACAGTTCCGCCATCGTGAACACAAGTCTTTTGAGAGAAGTTGCAATGTTGATATTCTTCATCCTTGGGAATATCCTCGATTGGAACATTCATAAAGTTCTTCCATTCAATCATTTTGTACTTCCCCCTTAAATTGTTCTGCCCAGTTCCCCACCAGAACTCCCATCTTTATAACCTTACGGAATAACGGGTCTTTTTGTAGCCATTGCCTCTGTTTAGACACTGGCAGTTTCTTGAACAACGCAAATCTTGGAGCCATCAAAGTTCTTAGACCATCAAGACCACTAAGATATTGTTGATATTGGGCAGAAGTTGTATCAATCTGCATTTATTTCCCTTTCAAGAATAAGCAATCCTGTCTTCAATGGATTCTCACAAACCTTATCCCAATTCCCAAGATATTTGTCTATCCAAACTTTATCCGTTTTTCTGTTAGAATCGTGGCAAGCTACAAAGCGAATATTGCTATTGGCAACTGATTTGTAAGAATATTCCCGATTTTCGCCGCCAAAAGGCCCGTCTATAAAGGCCATATCATATCCATTCAAACCGACTATTTGCTTGCCGTCCCACAAATTGAACTGAACGCTCGGCATTTTTTCGTTAAGTCTATTTATGATAGACGGGTGCGTTTCGTATGAGGTTATCTGAATACCGCATCTGTCAAGTATTTCAGTAGAAAGACCTGGGCCGAATTCAACCAAACTTCTTATGTTCTGTTCGCAGATAAATTGCCATAAAAGCCGCCAATCAGTGTAGGTTATCGTGGAATCCTTCGGTCTCTCAACTGGAAAGTATTCCTTGCATATATCAATAATATCTTCAGTATTGTCTGACTTTCTAATTTTAATAATCTGTTCTACTTTTTCGATAGTCTCTATCTCTTGAGTTTCATCCCATCGAGGCGGGTTGAACTTTTTTCTCAGCCATTCTATTTTATTGCCATACTTGGCATACATTCTGTCTCGAAAATCTATATCGCTAATCTTCTGGGGATTGTAAAGTTGTATCTTTTTACTGTTGCACGCAAAAACGTGGCCACAAAATACATCTGTTCTCAACAGTAACTTACCAGATTGACACCATACTTTTAATGCCCATTCGGGGCCGAGATGACCTAATTGACCTAAGCTCTCATCGCAACCGCCAAGCAACCAATAGTAGTCTTTTCGTATCATCCAGCCACAAGCTGTCAAGGCCATTGTCTCTTCGGTTACTGCGCAGTCGGATAGTTTCTTGTATTTTCCCCACCAATGTTCGACAAGATTTTTGTCAAGGGACACGAAAGTATAGTAATGCCTCGGTTTTATCTGCCAAGTATCTTCGTTCATAGCAGCCACAACCGAAACTACCAGAGTATTTTCGGCGCATACCTCTTGCAATTTCCTGTCCCATTCGGGAGTCATTGAGCAATGGGCGTCAATATGTAATAGATATTCCCCCCTTGCTATTGCGGCGGCCTCGTTCATACAAACCCGTCTACCTAAAGGTGCGGGATGGAGAATCACTTTCGCCCTTGAATCTATGTCCGCTTTATCTCCATCAAGAACAACAATCACTTCAATTTCACCCGAAGCATTATCGTAAAGACTCTCGATGGTCTTGTTGATATAGGGCTCCTGCCTCGCTGGTAGAATTACTGAAATCATTCTGTAACGCCTCCGGCAAGCAATCTTTTAACTGTTACAGTTTCATTTACATCTAATGTACTTGTAGGCGATGATTGATTTATCCCTAAACGCTTATTAACATCATCCCAGAACAGTTCCGAGGTTTCAGTCTTTGCCCATTTTACTCCGTCCCAGAAAAGCATCTGCCCATCAGCGTCCCCGCTCTGCAAGAGATAGTTAGTCCACGTACCGCTAACTCTTTTCTGGATAATCAGATTGCCGCTATCTTCGTAGAACCGCCAATTCCCGTCTTCGTCTTTGTCGCTATTGCCATTGGCGATTATCTCCAACTTCTGGTCGTTTACCCTCGTTAATAGAAAATTTACCCGCTTGGATGTTCTATTGAAAATTCTCCTCTCGAAAAACGGCAGTAGTTTCGCAAAGAACTTTTCAAGGTCGTCACCGAGACTTTCGTCCTCTCCCTTTTTAAATGTTTGTCCAAAACTTTCTGTATCTTTCAGGTATTCCACTCAATTCAGTCTCCCACCGGCATCTTGAAAAAATAGGATTATAGCGTGAATGCGAGGCCGATTATTCGCGGCGTTGTTCGTAATTTTTATTCTATGAAAATCTGCCGTTGCAAATACATCGACCCTGTGCCAAGCCTTCTTATCAGAACCATTTACCGCCGTGCAAGTAACGGTTTTAGTTTGAAATTGGGTAGTATCGGTATTGATATAATTCAACACATCAAAATTTACATCCGCATCAACATCCACAAGAAATAACATATAACCGAGTTTGGCTTTATGTCCTTTTTTTGTATAGGGATTCATTCTTGCGCTGAAAGCCTCAAATTCTATCGCAGCGGTATCGTCGGAACCAGCAACGTTCAATTGGAATACTTTGCCTACATGACTACCTATCAAAGTTATAGGAAAACCGGATTTGGCCTGGCCAGCGCTCCAAGCATAATCTATGTCTTCCCAAGCATCCGTTATGTCATCCCACGATAAGTCACTTTCAACGTTGGAGAATCCCAAAGTATGAATAGGTAGACCATAAGTGGCAAAATTGTTTTCTTCGTAATTTATTACCACCGCCCTGTCGGGATATACGTTGCCGTCCGCGTGCTCAGAAGCAGCATCAGAAGCATAAGACATTAAAATATGTTTTTCCTCGTCAAGCAAAAGACTATTACTGTAAGGCAGAGAGTCCTGGTTCCAGTCCAAAACAAAATCAGGGATTATACTATCTGCCGCAACAACGTCCCTGCCGTTTGACAATTGAATCCTTGAGGCACCCACGGCAAATTGGCGGTCATCCTGAGTAACCAAACTCATTTGCGCCACGGAACCCTCGGTATCCGAAACCCTTTCCCATTCAAACGGGTCGGCAGAATCGCCCGTCCAAGTAAACCGCCATGCGCTCCGTTCAAACCATATATATAGTTCATCGCCTATAAAATCTACGGACTTTATAATGTCGGAAGTCGGGGCATCTTTGAAATTCGCAGTCGGCCAACTTTGAGGGTCTTTGATAGTTGACCATCGGGCACGTTGGAAAAAATCAACTCCATTCTCGTTCGTACTGAACAAGACCACTCTTTCCTTGAATATAACTATCAAAAGACAGGAGTTTATATCATTAACACCCGCTCTTGCAGCATTAGTCCCAATATCCACAGATAACTGCCTAAGATGAGTTCCGTTATAAATCTGTATTGGGTCTTTGTTATTTACGATATAAGTCGTATCGCTCACGCCGTCGTGGTCCCAGTTCTCACTCCAGAAAAAATTGGTATTATCACCCGTAAATGCCTCATCTGAATTCGCCGCTATGGCCTGTCCTACAATCTGGGCGGCATTAGCATTGTTCTGTAAATCCTCTCCAGTTTGAAAAGTGCCCGTTACCGTTCCTTTATCAAATACGATAGTCCCAAATGCATCAGCACCGGCAATTGTTCCGTAATCGACTATTACCCCGCCAGTAGCCACTGTAGCTATAGCTCCACTGGTTCCGCCTTTTACTACCGAACCTGCTACCGGCGTCCAATTCTGGTTCGTACTATTGAATCTTATTTTGTTCTCGGTAAGGTCAGTAAACGCCTCTTGGCTTGCTGTTGTTCCTGAATCCACTACCGTATCAGAAGCAGCGTGTTCTATATCAAACGTATTTGCCGCGACAGCCTCGACACGATAAGTACCATTCCAATCGGCATCTCCTGTTATTGTAATAATCTCATCAGCCGTAAAAGTATGTCCTGTTGAGGTGAATCTGACCACGTTGGGACTGCCACCTTGGTCGGCTACTGCCGTTAGACTTTTATTGACCGGCCGTCCTGATACATACTCGTTTAATCTATCCTGGTCGGCAACCAAAAGATTTTCCGTTGTCCCAGATAGATGATTGAAAATCCCCATAACCGGATTTGTTTGCAAAGTCGGATTAAGAGTAGTTGTACTTATAGCAAGTATCTGGCCATATAAAGCATAGCCCCTGCGTTTCTCAAGAACGCCCCTTTTGATACGACAATTACTTAATATCTCGAAGGCATCCTCAGGCGATAGCCAAGGGTCTCGCCTTAAATACTTGCCCGTCTTCATATCAAGAATTGGGAATGGCGTATATGACATATCACACCTTGATTTCCGTTATTGTTTTACACAAGTTCCTTAACTCGGTAATTCTATTGCCGAAAATGCTCTCGCTCCTCTTGTATTTCCTAATTGTTCAATAGTACCATTTGTATCCTTCCACTGTACTTTGAATGTGTGCGCAGCGGCGCTCAGTGAAGTTATAAGCCAAGATATGGTTTCAGAGTTTTCAAGACTACCCGTGGCATAGTCAAGAAACCATGTGCCTCTTGGAGTCCCATCTTCATCAAATCTCAATTCGCCTTGAGCATTAAAGGCACTAATCTTTATAGAGGCGGAAAATGTCAATAGGACATTACCACCCTTTGTCGTTATGGTAATAGACATATTAGCAATATCAGCCCAATTGCCAGATGTATTTGATATGTCATTTGTCCCTGTAACTTGTGATGATTGGCCAAGAGCATCATCAACATATTTCTTATTGGCAAGCTCCGCATCAGCACCTGGGGCTGCACTCGTAGCCATTTTTGAACCATCGCCCAAGGTGGCTATTCCCGCAGCGCCAAGAGTGCCAGCAATAACCGTATTTCCACTGGCCGCCGTTACGACTACCTTGTTGGCCCCGACTGTAAAATCACCAGTCGATTTCAATGTGCCTGCAAATATTCTGTTCGCCGCCAGAAGAACAGCGATTACCTCAGTTGATATTGGAGTCCAAGTAGGCCCACTGTAATCAGTTAAAACATTAAATTGATTATCGGGACTGCTGTTGGTATCAATCCAAAGAGAGCCATTATCTTCAGCAGTAAAAGCTGTAGTATCCCGCCTCGTAGTTGGTACTGCATCTTGAATAAAACATCTTGCGGAACCTTTTTTGTGATGTGCCTGGTCTGCTACAGTACCACCAGTAGAATATTCATGCTCTCTATTAAGTGCAGTTTCTAAGGCATCCCAATTAGCCAATATTTCAGGGTTAGATGCTCTCAATGATGTTGACGAAGCTGGTTTATCTTTATCGAACGCCATTTTCTACCTCACAGTCGTAGTATAGCCGAACACAATTAAACTAAAAGCACCGTTCGTTTCCAATATGTTCAATGGACAGTTACGACCTATTTTGATAGGATGCGGAAAGATTACAGGGAAACCGCCAAACGCCGAACCTACCCCACAATGAAACTTGCCCACGGCAACTGTCATATCCTGCTCGTTAATAGGAATACCATCCACGTTGACTTCCGCAGTCGCGCCGTTTTGTCTCGAAGGCGCCCACGAAGTGCCAGAAAGAGTAATTACATTGCTTGCATCGTTCTTAATATCGTGGCAGGCCGTACTCTCGCCTTCATCCGTATTAAATCCCACAACAAGTCCAGTCTCATCACCTTCGTATTTCAAGCCAATGCCCGCATTGTATCGCGTTGTTACTTCGGACGCAGAAAGAAACGCATCGCTACCAATATAGATACCAGCAGTGGATATATAAAATGTCTCATTATTAACACCAGTCATTACAATCGTAGTGCCACCGTCCAGCGTAAGCGCCATATCAGTAGGGTCAACCGCCGTTGCATCTGCCTGGCCGTCAACATAAATCTGCATTCCAGTTGTTGAATCCCTATCCACAGAAACAACTATGTGGTGCCATTCGCCATCGTCTATCGCAGTTGTCGCCGTAATAGTTGCCGTATCAGATGAATCGTGAGCAGTAAACTTGACTAACGAGGCGGCAGTTAATTCTATTAACCAGCCATCTGAAGCCTCATTGCCACGTTTCATTAGACTCGGCGCAGCAGCCGCAGTAGCTTCGTAATTTATCCAGAACTCCGCCGAAAAGTCGCCATCAGCAGCCTGAGTGCCCCAGTCAAAGTCTGTGCCATCATCAGCCATTGTAAGAGTATCGGCGGCGGCATCAAAGACAACGCAATTCTGTCTTAGAAAATGAAAGCCATCAGCATCAGCCCCACCACTCATTATAAAACCTGTTACATAATGGCTCTTAGTATTACCAGGCGCAGACAAAAGCATTTTTACGCCAGCAGTAGCAGCATTAAGATGTACCACTGGCCATCTATTAGACGCTCCTGGATTGACCTCTTTCCCAGTTTTGTCTATAAGTATCACAGGATCGGCTGCATATACCACGCTAACCAACAAAGCCAAAACCGTAATTAGAATTATCTTTTTCATTTCGTTCCCTTTCTTTTGTGTTCGCCACACCAATATCTTTTTCTTACAAATGGAAATTCGTCTATCGTTTTTGTATCCTGGCCGTCATTTTCCGGAGGAAATCTATGGCAATAACCGTTATTACCATCACCAATAGGTTCAAAAAACTTGCAAGTTTTACATTCTTCCATTAGTAACTCCTTTGAACAACCTGTCCTAATAACCTTTTTATCTTGTCCGAGCGTATTGAACTCATATACTTTTTCGCTACGACTGCAACTTGAGCCGCAATCGCATCTTCTCCGTTACGCTCAAGAAAAAACAACGCCGACATTGCGGCTATTACCGGCCCCCATTTGGCATCATCCGGAACCGCACCATCATCGGCGAAAGCCGTGGGTCTGTCCGCAATGGATAACGCCTCAAACTCATAAATATCATTTGCTTTTGGTCTTACATATAAATTTTGGCCGTATAGTAACGCTGCTGTCGGCTCCGCCCGATTCTCAAACTTACCATCAGTGTAAGCGTCCGTCACATTGGCCGCATCCAGAGCAGTAGTACCTGGTGTAAACGCGCCGTCCGACTTTGTTACGGTCACATAACCCATATAAGCTGAATCACCATCAGCCGTACCCAAGGCGTCAAGGGCTATTCTCGGCGTTGCGTAACCCGTAGCATTATCCCCAGCGGCGGTAACGGCAATATCGCCGTCAACGTCTACTTTCAAAGACCACGCACCATATTTACCTTGCGGAATAGCACTTCCTGTCAAGACCACCTCGCTCGACGATTTGGAATAGGACTTGCTCTGAATCTCATAATCGAAATCACTGTGTTTAACCTTCTTGGTATCGCTCGTGCCTATCGCCAAGGTCGGGTCGGTAATAAATTGTTCATCCTTGTATTGGCCGTGAAGATGTGTTCTTGCCCCGTGAAAGTGGCTGTGCAGAAAATGATGTGTATGGTCGTGTGTGCCAAAGAATAACTCTCTGTCCCTATATAAAGTAATTTCCCTGCCGTTTATCGTAACGGGGTCATCGAGGCGGTCTATGTTCTGTGCAACCGAATAAATACCAGTATCGGTAGCGGACAATGCCTGAGTAAAAAATACATCAAATTCATCGACTTTCGCATCGTGCGAAAAGTGATTGACGTAATAATCGTTAATCTCCTTATTGACGTTGACATCTGAAATCTGGCCGGTAGAAGGCCGTCCGGTCAGTTCTCGCCATAACGCCCTGATTTCCGATAGCTTCCACGTTTTAACATCAGCAGCCATTTGGATATTCCTCTAATACGACTTTATAATCCATAGAGCCTTTACAAAGCAATTCAAGAGCTTTTTCGTAACCAGCCAAACTTAATTGAGCTGTTTTCGTCATAAGAAATTCACAAGCCATCATCCAATCAATAAATTCAGCATCATCGTCTATAGAAATATCCACACGATGATTTTGTACATCAGTTCTAATAATAAATTCAGCCATTATCGCATTGCTCTTTTTAGCGCTGCCTGTTGCAATCTCTGTTCCGCCTTGACCTGTTTCATAAATGCTTTATTATCCCTGATTTCTTCGGCATCAGACAATATGCGTGCGGCTTGACGAACCTTAGCCTTTTTATCGTCAAAGTCGGCAACAGGAGCAGGAACCGCGTTTTTCTTTCTGGTTTTTTTCCTTTTAGCCATTATTTCCCCTTCTTGTCCTTCAAAAACTTCTTCAAAGATTTACCTTCAGCCTTAGCGGCCTTGATATTCTTTCGTTTTCGCCTATGTCCCTGACCGGATTTACGACCTCTCATAATTTACTCCGGTGGTATCAAGCCCAGAATATCAGTTACGTGAATAAGAAAGTAGTCCTCATCGCCTAACTTAACTTCCTGTGCCGTCTTTCTGTTAAAAACGATTCTTGTATAGTAAATATCAATTTGGTCAGGACGGTTATCGGGTTTTTCTGGGTCAGGAATATAATCAGGGTCATCTACTTGTCTTTTTATCTTTGTATAATCCGGAGTTGAAAATTGAAAAGCACGCGGAAAACCGCATCCGTTAATATCTTCTCCTATTCTGATAATAGTTCCAACACAGGGATTGCCTTCGCCTTCATCGGCCTGTACTAATAAGCGACCAGTAGCCAATACAAAATCAGATGGTATTTCGTAAGCCATCTTGCGTCTCCTAAAAAAGGTAAGGCAGAAGTTATCTGCCCTACCCATAAACTTTTATTAGTTGGCCGTCCCTTCAGGAAGCGGGACTATATCAGTCTCGCCACCAGAGCCAGTTATGATATTGTCAATCGCAAGTGCTTCGCTGAAATCAAAACCCGCTGTATATGTTCCTGTGTCTACAGCAGTAATCATCCTATTGCCAATCACTCTGACCCCATCGCCTTCTTCGTCAATGCCTATCCCTGTTGTGTACATGTAATTATCGTTAATCCAGCAGTTGATAGATGCAGTCTCATCCCAATCAACACCGATGCCTCCACTGTAAATCTGATTACCGTCAATATTCACATTAGTCAAATCGCCAGCGCCGTTTAGAACTTGGACAGCAGCAGTTGAGAATGCTACGCCACTGGTATCCGGCCTGAACACACAACCTATAACCTTAGTATCGTGATTCCCGCCAAGTCGTAGCCCAATAGTTTCGCCGCCATTTTGCTGAAATTCGCACCCTATAAACTCAATCCCATTCTGGTTGATTGGAACGTCAAAGAGAATGCCGCCACCATCGCCTCTAAAGTGCATATTGATAATCCGGCAACCCATATAGTGAGCCGTTGTAGCCGCCTCTATTACATGGTCGCCTAAAATTCCGGCTTTCTTGTACTGATTAGTGGAACCTAAACCGATAATATCGGTCTTCTGCGCCAACTTCGTCAAATCCTCAGTAATAAAATCGCCGATGACAAATATCGTATTTCGGGTCGCCCAAGCTCGCCTTGAAGATACAGCGATATTGGCGTGACTCGCAGCTAATGCAGCAGAGAGCGTGTTAAACGCATTATCCCAACTACCAGTACCAGTGCCTGCTGTAGATTTGTTACCATCTACATAATAGACAGTTCCGCCAGATAATAAACTTGGCAATCCAGCTGCCCGCACAATATCTTCGTTAAGCGTACTAATCCAACCTCGCAAACTCTGGTCGAACGTACCGGATGTTACGGTGCTGAAGTTTATCTCTGTGGTGTCAACTGCAGCATAAGCCACGTAACCCGCCAAAGCCAGTAATATCGTTATCAGTAAGACTTTCTTAAACATTATTTGTCTCCCTTCTTTTTCTCTGATTTCTTTTTCTTTGATTCAAGAACCAATACCTTACTTTCAATCAAGTTGACATTATCAATAAGCAAGTTTAGAACTTTATTGACCTCATCAAAGGTATCAGTCTCTTGACCTGTTACATTTTTCAACATAATATTCTCCTTACACTGTCTGAGGTATTAGTTTAGACAATATCTTTTCGTCAAGAACTACGCCAAAGGAAGCATTATTGGGAGCGTCGCCGAGAATCTCAAAAAGGAACCGCTGCTTCCAGCCTATTCGTCCAACTTTCTCTATAGTTTCCCCAACCTTTACGCCTTGGGGATTTGGAACTGTTGTTTTGCCATAGAGAGGATAGCGAGCTTTTTTACGCCAATGCCCGATGAGCCATTCCGGCAGTACGTGAACCTTTTCCGGCCATAGATGAAACCAGTATTTGCCGCCAACGGTAAAATCAGGTATGTCCATATCTTCCTGTTCCCTGTTATGAAAGACAGCGTAAACCTTTTTGCTCTTTTCGATAGCAACGGTTTCAGGTGATGGTATGGGTTCTTTTATCATCAAGTTGAGTTCCTTCTTTAATCTCATAACATCAGCCAACATCGGTTCTGCCGGAATGTCAATCTTGATACCACGTATCGCCGCCTCGGCCTGAATTTCCGCGATATCGCGCTTCATCCTGGATTGCTCCTGCAATCTTAGTCGCACTTTTTCTTCCAGTTCGACAGACTGTCTGATTACTTCCATCTCAATCATATTGCGAAGTTTGTCTTCTGGAATGTTCTTTGGAAACTCAAGTTTGAGCTTTCCGGCCAATTCCAATAATTCTTCTTTCGATTTTGTAAGTAGTTCCATTTTTAACTCCTTAATTTGTTTAGGTTTTAAGACCAATCTTGGTCAATGCCGTCCGTCCAACCAACAACATCGCCGTGATTTTCGTTGCCATTATCGGATTGAAAGGCACGGTAATACCAATCATCACTATCGCTCATCAACGCAGCAGCAATAGTAACTCCTTGATAGCCCTTGCGGAATTTGGCTTCGTTTACCATTTCCCAGACGGTAGTCCCATCCACCACGGTCTCGCCAATAGCACTCGGCCACAAAGGTTCTGTAGCAGCACTTGTACCGTCAACCACGCACTCAAAAATAGCCTCTCGGTCAGTAACTTGGCCTACGTTATTCAATGCTCCCACGGTACCTTTTATGAAGGTACCAGCCAAACCAACCGAGGCACCACGTGCAACAGCAGCACTGCCTCTTGCTTGCGTCCATTCCTCGACAGTTGGTGCTTGTGCACCAGTATCGTAAGCGGTAATACCGGCATCGTCGGCCAATATGTCCGTAGTGCCTTCTTGATCTGTCCAACCTTCCCGCGAGCCGGAAGCTTCGTCCTGTTCCATACCTCTATACCACTTAACAGCGTGAAGAGCGGCATCTCCGCCACTTACTTTATCCATTTCAAAGTAATCAGGGATAAAGCCTATCGGAAGATGGATTATCGCGCCATCAGCTTCAAAATGGCCAATTCTTAATCCTTTTGTACTCATTTTTTATCCTTTCTCTTAAAATTTCATAAGTCTTAAACTGTGCTTATGAGGTTGTGCCCGAAATTGTCATTAAGGATTCGTGCGGCATAGTTCTGAATCCAACCTAAAAGCGAGAACCTTCGCAAACCCGACCCCGTCCTATCCGCCGGAGTAAATACTAAAGGCCCATCGGCGGTATTGCCCTTAATTTTGACATTGCCGAAAAACTCCTTGGCCATAATGATATTGCTGTAACTTCCACTGGAAACAGGAGCCTTGGTAGTCAATAGCCAGCGAACGTCGCCGGTAGAGCCGAATTCATGTTCCATAATCGGGCCTTGATTCGAGTAAGAACTTACGTGCTTGAAGCCCGATACGGCCTCCAATCTCGGCCTCTGGTCAGTGTCACCGATACCAACATAAGCGGCCCGAATTGGGGATGTGCTTATTGAGGTCGAAGCAGGAATCGTAGGCTTGAACTTCATAGAATTCTGACCTTCGAGATTCGTTACTACTATGTCAATGTCCGTTTTGTTAAGAAATGTGGCCGTCGGCGTACCGTTTGAACAGGTTGTGGACGAAGCCCCGCCATCGAGGACGTCTCTCGCCAATGAATCCAATGTCGAACGCATATTATCCAGCAGAACATTGGCCATTTGCTGATTGTCGTCTGTGAGACCTGTGAAGTCCCGCCACGAAGCCGTTTTAATCAAAGCCCCGAATTCCTTAAGTATTGCCGTAATGTCGGTCTTTGACAATAACAGCGGTGTGGGGTCTTCGCCTTCGGTCAGCGGAGTCAACTGGTCTGCCAGATTACTCCATCTTCGCCACTTGGAAGTATCGCCCTCGTGTTGCGGCATCGTCACGTCAAGGCCGAATTGCTGATACAAAAAAGCTGGTAATACACGAGTAAGAACCATCCTTTGATAGTGAATGTTCACTGGATGGTCTATCTGTGTAGTTGTTATGATTTGACTTGGCATAATCTTTATCCTTTCTGATTAAACTCACCGCTTGCTACACGCTCTTCCATTTCTTGTTGTTGCTCTACAGTTACCTTGCCTGCTTGGGCATTTACAGCACCGCCAGCGGCGGCGGCACCAGAAACAGGGGCTAACTTGGTATCAATTCCTTGTTGTTTCAAATGCTCTTCTTGCACGGTGTTCTGCTGTTGTAATTCGTCAATTCTTCTTTGTTGCATAACGATTTCATAAGCTCCCTGGGAACTTGCGTAAGCAGCGGGGGTTAAATGTGGTTTTTCTGTTAATATTTTCAGTATTTCCGCAGTAGGTTGAATTGTTCCCGTCAAGGGGTTACGCAAACCTACTACATTTCCAAAGTCCGGATGAGAATTTTCAAACTGTTGGTTCGACAAGGCAGCATTAGTCTGTTGGCTACGAGCATTCATTATCTCAGTCATACGAGAATAAACCTTACTCCGTTGGTTTTCATCCATATACTCTTCGCCAGCCAGTCCCAAATCAGCCTTTGCCTGGTCGTAATCCGAAAGGGATTGAGTTTGAACTTGCTGAGCAGGCTGTTGATTGGCCTGTAGAATTGCCATCTGAGCCTGATGGTCTTGTGTTTGTTTTTGCAATAGTTCTTCGGCTACTGTTTTTGCATCAATAGCCTTCTTCAACTCGGTATAAGGAACAGTTTTATTCTCATCCGTACCATCTGCCAGTTTTCCTGGCTCGCCTTGACCGGAGGCAGTTAGGTCTGCACCAGTGACCGACTGGCTCTTGTTTAGGTCTGCGTCAGCGACCGACTGACTTGTGTTTAGGTCTTTTTCTTTTTCTGCCATTTTTCCAATCCTTTTGTTAAGGTTAATAAAAAACGCCCGCAAGAGTGCAGTTAAGCACTTTTACGAGCGTCTGTTTTTCAGAGTAGCTCTATTTAATTATTATTCAATTGGATAAGGCCGAGGAATTATCTTCGACATTTCCACGCCGTAATTCATATTACAATCTTTCCTGCCAGGAATCAAGTTGAATCTGAAAAATACTTTGCCATACATATCAGGAAATAATTTTTGTATCTGTTCGCCTACTAAAGCAAGTTTTTCATCCTGCTCTTTTACATATCGGGAAATAATTTCTTGCTCTTTGGTCATTTCTTTTTGCCTTTTGCGAAGATACCTTCTTTTCTTGCCTTTAGCGACATACGTCGATTCGCAGTCATTCGCCTATCCCTAATGACTCTTCTTAAAATATGTTCAGTACCATTTTCAGATTCAATAATACGATATTCTTCTCTATGAACTAATCCGCAATCACAACAAGCCAAATTTCGTTCAGCGGTTACATCTACCCATTCACCATCCCATCGTTGTATATAATATCCAGCCATTATTTAATCCTTATTGCTGATTGAGATTTTTTATGTTTCGTATCTCCGTCAATTACACGAGTTACTAATTCGAGCCTTTTTCTTTTTGGTTCGGCTATTCTCTCTTTTCGCTCTCTGTCTAATTCAAGCAAAACTACAAGGTTTTTCTTTAATTCCTCGTCGCTTATATGAGAAATATCGCCAAACTCAAAACAACTACATATCAATTCTAATAAAGTTTGGCCGGGAGATTCTTCCCAAATAGTCTTAATTAAATCCAATATTTTAGTATCCATTATTTCTTCCTCTTTCGTTTCTTTTTTCTTAAATCACGTGCCTTCTTTCCAGTCGGCTTAAATCCGTGTTCAATTGCATTTAGTAATCGTTTCTGCCGTTTTGCTTTAGCCATCGTAGTCGATTTAGCTTTTACTCCACCAGGCGTCGATACACGCACTTTGCCACTTTTAAGTTTTCTAATTTTTATTGGCATCTTTCCTCTTTCTTACGTGAATCGCTCCAAATCGGTCTTTTCTCCACTGCAAATCAGAAACCTTGCAATGTTCTTTTTCGGCAGTCATTCTCAAAATGGCGTTGATTTCATCCATTTTATCTTGGGCTGTTCGCGGAATTCGGTTTATGCCAAGTTTCTGTTCGGCCTCTTTTAAATCGGTCAATTCTATATCTTGTGGAATTGCTATTTGCAATGCCTCTGCTACTGTCATTTTAATCACGATTTCAACTCCACCATTTTCGTTGGCATAATTCTTTAACAGCCCAACAAGGTTTGTCGAATGATATTTTGTCTTGTTTATACAATTTATACTGATGCTCAGCTAATATAATCAAAATAAATATCGGTATCAATTTTATCACGATTTCATCTCCGCCTTGATATTCTGCTGACCGATAGATTCAAGACTTATAGCTGAATTTACGAGTTCAAGGAATCTACCTATAGTCATATCGTTTATCTCTGCAACCACCTTAACCCTGTTCAAAGCGGCGTCCGTCTGATTTTCGACAGCCTGACTTCTGCGTTCCTCCGCAATGCCACGATTAGCTAAAACATTACCTTTGGTAAGCTCAATATTCAATGCTTCCTGAATCTGTTGGGTTTTCTGTGCCTGTTGCATCATTTGAGCCTCTTTCTGCTCGGCTCTCTGGATTATTCCCATCAATTCCTCTTTCATTATCGAGGAATATTTTGCAACCTCAGACAGAGGTATCTTATGGGCTTCTTTGGGGAATGCCTGCCTTATTTGCAAGAGCAGCATAAAGAATAGTTCCTGCTGGCTGTCGGTCAGCAATCCTTCGACCGGAGCACAATCAAATCTCGTCAAGTTCTTTTCGTAAAATCCTGGTACAGGTTGCTCGTTTATGATTTGAGCGACTTTCTGAGGCGGATAGTTTATCTGCACTAATCTTACGACTTTCCTGCCTAATTCCCGCTTGGCCATTCTGAATCCCTGAAACATCCCGCCCTGACCGGTAAGTGCCTGACCGGTTCGGTGTTTGGCTAAAATAGCAGGAATGTCCTTATCGTCCGTACCGAATATTTCCTGATTCAATCCGCCGACCTCAGTCTCGGCCTTGTCGGTCATCTCTAAGGCAGCGAAAAGACCAGCGGGAACATCGGAAGCCGGCATCTGTTTGAATAACTGCTCCAAAGGCAATTCATCAGGCCATTCTTCGTTCGCGTGCAATACCACGCCCTGTCCCGTTTTGTAAGCATCTTCTGGATTTCTTAATTTGCTTGACCTGGTTAATCTTACTGCGTGCGCTTGGCTCTCGATAATATCATATATCTGGTTGGTTCTTCGGTTCAAGGCGCTTTGTGGGTCTCTTAGCCTACGTGTATGACTTTGCAGTTTAATATCATCCCTCGGACATTCGGCACACCAATCGCCGTGCACCCAGACAAAATTGTAATCCCTCATTCCTAAAGGATTATCGCCGTCAAATACCATTTTATTGTTCACGAATATTGTCAGTCTAATCCGGTCATTAGGTTTACTAAATCTCGATAATGCAGGCGCACCGTTAGGTTGTCTTTCTTCTTTAACCATTCTTTTAGCAAGACGTATATCACCATTAGCGAATCTTGTAGCGAAGTCTTTTAAGGGTATTTCTTGGCCGCTCACCCTCGAAATCACCGTCTCCTCGAATTCGGTCTCCCTCTGCCACCATTCCTCCATTAACATTCTCTTGGCACGATTTTGAAGAACGGGGTCTTGTAGAAAGTCCCAACGACTCACATTAGTCAAAGGCGTAATTTCGTCCAAATCATCGGAATTGGCAGGTAATAGGAATTTAATCCTTTTTTCGTCAATCCACCGGCCTATCGCAATGTCCTGACAATCCGACAAGTCGGTTTCGGTCAAACCCGGATTCAATAAAAACTGATTCCAACCCAAACGTGAAAATCTCAAATCGCCGTTCCTGTCGCGCCATATCTCTATTAGATTAGAACCCTGAACCAAAGGCCCCCACTTGAAGGCTTCGCTCAAGACGTTATAGCCATTGGCCATTACCATTAGATTCATCAAGACGTTCGTATGCTGGGAGCAAGCCTTATCTTCCACCGAAGGCTTACCCTGAGGGCCTATCCTTAAGATGTGGCGGTTCTTTATTTCGTAACCGTGTAGAAGGTCAACTTGGCGGCCTATTTTGTCTAAAGTATATAATGTTCTATTTTGCAACTCGGCTTGCCTTGCCTCTTCGTGGGTATGCTGCGCCCTGAAATAGAAGTCAAGGTCTAACATACCCTGCTTGAGTTGTCTTTCCCAGCCAGTGCGTTTTATCTCAAACGCTTCGTCGTAATCAGATTTTAGTTCTTGGGTGTTTGCCATAAGGAACTATCCCTTTGTGTCTATTGCCTTTATTATCTTCGGCAACATAATTTCCATCTGCGTCTATGAACATTCTATCAGGCATAAAACCTAAATTTATCCTGCAATTTCCGTCTGAATTACAATATTCTAAATCGCCAGGTTTTAGTTTAGCTAATTTCATCCTGTTCTCCTGTACTTACTTGACCATTTGGCTATGTCCTCGTCTGTTACGGACTTAGTAGTTCCACAAAGACCCATAGTGATAGCTCGGCAAGCATATCTCATTGAGTCGGCAGGATGGGAAGCCCAATCGTGGAGGGGAATTGGATTGTAAGTCTTGGATTCCTCATCATATTCCCTGCGGTAATGTTGCAGAGCTTCCAATCCCAATTCGCATTTCTTTTCGTCAAACCAACAAGATTTTAGCATATTATTAACGTTGTTTATGCCAAAGTCAACATTTTGTTCCCTTTTCAACGACTTTACATCATAACCCAAGCCCTTGAACATTTTACTAAAAGTCGTACCGGAAACCATCTCTCTCTTATTGGAGTCGTGCGGCTGAACGAACTTGCCGTAATTATATCCAAAGTCCTTCTTTTTTTCATCCAGTATTCGTGCATAATGGTCGGCGAACTTACCCGTGTTCTCGTAGTAATCTATGAAAAGTTTTTTCTGCCCGACCAACTGGAAAAACCATATCGCCGTGCAATCCAACCCTATGTCAGCAGCAAGATGAACCCTTACTTCCGGATTATGTGGAATAACGCCCATATGTCTATCTTTGCGGATTTCCGAAAGTCTTGAAGCATAGTAACAGGCGTCCAAATCTACCTCATCGTGGCAGTTCATTACGTATTGACTGAATTTGGCGGGGCTGTCTATCTCCATTCTTCGCCAGTCGGCTATCGTCTCTGGTTTATGCTCGACTAACCACGTATTTTCAAAAGAACTGGCTTGGACACAAGAAAATTCCTCAGCAGGAGATTTTATAAACATTTTCCATCCCCACCAATGACCATTTGCGTTGGCTATTGTCATAAGCTGATTCAATGGCTCGTCGTGCATCTTCTGGTAAAACGGATACATCGGAACTCCAGCCTTTTTAAATGCTTCTACTAAAAGTGCCCAAAAATCCTCATCCACCTCCAAATCGCGGCGCAAACGAAACCGCAAAAGCTGAAACTGGGTATCGGTAGGGAATTCTTCTCCCTGTTCAATGTATCCCCAACCTAAATTGACGTTTTTAAGACCGCTCAATTCCTTGGCGTGTCGGAATAAGGTTACGCTGCCATTAGAATAATGGGCTTCCTTAGTGCCTTGCGGGACACTTTTTCCAGTCCACGAAGTAAAATCCTTCATCGTAGAGTCCCGAAGGTCGGTAAATTTGTTCCTGACAATCAGGCCGAGATTATTCTTATAAAACCGGCTTAATAAATCCCCTTTTTGCAAAGCCAGCATCGTTTTACCCGTGCCTACACCCGCTATCATAGACGGAAAACGATTCATAGCCGATAAAAAATCCCATTGATAAGGGTCAAGCTCGATATTTATAGTCTTAGTCGGCATTTATTCTCTTGTGGCTATCCTCTTTAGTTTGTAAATAATTATATAAACATCCCATAGCTCTCCGCGTAAAAGATGCTGAGTGGCTTTTTCAACTAAATCTTCAATTTCTTCTTCTTTGCTCATACTTCGTCCTTATGGGCTGAATTAGCTTCATCGTCAATACATTCAACCTCCTTAGTTACCACAATAGCCCACCAAACACTACAAGCCGCTCTAACTCTTTGCCACAGCGACATATCAAATCTGGCTTTTATTACCTTTTCACTCATACTTTACGCCTCTTGCGGCTCAGTAACTATTATTCCCCGATGCACAAGACAATCAAACCGACTTTGCTCAATAGTATTGTCAGCTAATTCGTTAATATCTCTCTGTATTAACAGAGTCTCTAATTGCTCCGTCCTTTCACGCCTTTTATTAGAGTTTTTCTTAAATTGTCTTGGCATTACTTACCTATATTAATCCTTGTTAGGTATTCACTTAACTTTTTGAAATACAGTTTTCTTGATATTTGCTATAATCTGCTCTGGAGTCTCGACAATATTTATCTTGGTGCCGGCATATCTTACTAAAGAACAAAGGCAATCTGTAGAAATAGGACTGCCGTTATTCTCTGTTATCCAAAAAATAGACTCTATAGACTCTATAGAATCTATAGAATCTTTTGAAACATAAACCTTACCGCCACCCTCTATCGCGTGTATTCCTAAATATACTAACATCTAAATTACCTATCTTAACATCCAAAATGCGTCCTGTGATTACAAGTGCATATCATACTCACCTCGCCGACTTCCAAAAGGACGCTTGGGGGTCTTTCTTGACCCACCCCTTCGACTTTCTGGTCCTACGTAGTCTGGGTCGTAGTCATATATCTCTGGGTTTCCGGTTGGCTCTCTATCTTGCTCGTGTCCATTACTGGGTTTCTTATCTTCCATGCTCTGCTCTCCATTCAGGGGTGCAGATACCGTTGTAGTCTGCATCTCCAGGCTTGCCAGTAACCGTATCGCCAGGTATTGAACACACAAGACTTGGAGAACAATGCACACCATGCCTACTTAAAAGTATTTGAGCTTGCGTCAGAGGTGGCAAGGCTTTCGGATCTGCGAAGCACCTGATGTCCTTGCCACGCTTGGGTATGACGGGCACTGGATGGTCGGGTATGACGATACCTTGATTAATCATACCTTTTTCGGGAACCAGCGTCATACCCTGCTGTTTAATCTTATCCCTGCGACGTTGTGAAGCCCGCTTGTTAGCCTCTTTCTGTAAATGCTCGTCTTTATACATTATCCACCTCATTTTCGCTTTCAATAGCCTCCTGCGACTCTATAGCCCTACTCTCGACAACTTTCGGACTTATGATGATTATAGTCTTTTCGCCGATATTGGCGTCCTTGTCGTATCCATACAATCGAGCGATACCTGTAACAGCACTAACCATTGCTCCACTTTGCCTTGTTCTTTCGGCCATTGCGTAAGCATGAGTGTATAATTGATGAGCATCTTGAATTGTAAAGCCTGCTTTTTTAGCTTCTAATGCTTGTAAACGATTTATTTCATCTTTCACGTAAGGTATCGTTAAGAGTTGACAAGCTATACTTCTGGCACTGTGTTCTTTATATCCAGCGTCTCTTGCTGCTTTAGCCCCATTAAGACCGTTATTCACATATTTTGAGGCAAAGTCACTATATCTTTCTTTTGTCGTCTGTAACATTTACTTTCTATGCTCTATTGTGTGACATTCTCTACACAAAGTAACGCCATTATTAACATCTATTCTTAGCTTTGGATAATACAAATAACTCTTTTTATGGTGTGTTATAATATTTTTCTTGTCCCCACATTCTTGGCAAGTCCTGTTATCTCTGCTTAAGACAGCTATTCTCCAATCATTGTATTCTTTCGTTGAACGTTCACCTAGATATGCTCCTCTCCTTAATTCTCTATTTTCAGGCAACAATACCCACCTTATAATTCCTTTGGCCTTGCAAAGCCATTTTGCTTGCTTCTCAGTAATATATAACTTTAATCCTCTCATATTCTCGATGCAACGAATAACCCTATTGGCTGTCCCTATTTTTCGCATCCATAAAGCTAAGTGAAAGATTTCAATAAACTGCTGAACAGACTCTTTGCCTATCTCTAACTGCTTGGCAGTTAAACTATTTTCCCAATACTCAACGGCTATTGCTTGAGCTTTTTCTTCTGATAGTCTATTAGCCATTATTCAAAAGCCTTTATTCTTTTCTCTAAGGTTCGGATATCTTTCATTAACCAATACTTACACCAACACATACCAATATCAATTCCTATCAATAAGATTGGTAGCATCCATATTAACCAAATCCAATGTATCATTCAAAAGCCTCTTTTAAGTGCTTTAAGTTGTTAACTCTCCAAGACTTATGAGTTACCATACAATCTTTAACATCATCTGTTTGCGGTTTTAGCTCTTTCAATAGCTTATCTATAATATCACAACAGCCCTCGATTTGCTCGAATACCATTGCGTTTGGGTTTGGCTGTTCAGTCTTGTTTGGTATCCCTAAGTGTGCAGTTTCTAAATCGGGACATCCTACTGGCTGCTCGGATACCTTGAAAAGCTCCCGGGCTACCTCTTCGGCCTCTTCCTTGCTTGTTATTGGCTGTTCGGTTGATTTTTTACCTTTACAATACCAAAAATGCCTTGGAGACCATTTTTCTCCGCATACATCACAAGTCTTACACTTTGGCTGTTCAGGTTTGTAATCCAACGTTTCAAGCTCTGGCTTGCCAATATTTGAATCGCTGTTTAAGTGCTCGTAGTTGTCAAATTCGGTCATCTTTATTTTAGCCTATTTTGTCCTAAATGCCGTATTCAAAACTATTTAACTCTATCATAAGCTGTGTCATTTTATTATTTCTACTTTTGTAAAATTCTCTTGTTCTAAATCTTTAGACTTATTCTTATCGAAAGCAAGCCAAGCCGAATCTTTAACATCTTCTAAATCAACATCCCCCTCGCCCGTATCTACAACAGTCTCGGCTCGCCATATTTCTCTGCAAATCATCTTTACTTTGTATCTCATATTTCCTGCCTTATGCTGTCAAGCTGTTTCTTGAGTTTGGCGTTCTCAGACTTTAGCTCTCTTATTTCCTGAAAACAGCTTTTTTCTATTGCTGTCGGCCCATTATCAACTTCTCTATCCCTGGGCATTGTACCTGGGGTTGAATTTTTTAACCATTCTACACTCATATTCTTACATCCGGGCTATGTTGTCAATGCTAACTGCCAGCCCTCTATACACTTACATTTTGCTTCCCATACATCGCTACATTCTGAAGCTGGTATTGAGTCAATACTAAAAGAACCATCTTTCATTTCTACATACCATCCCCAATGAGCAGGAGTTAGCCTTACTGCGATTACTGGCGGGCATCCTGTATCTTTTCTCATCTGATTATAAACAGCCCTTGAAAATGCTGTTTGATATTCCTGTACTTCGTTCATATTCTTAGACCGACTAACAAACGGGGGTAATTAACCCTTTATTGATAAATTCAGCCAATTCTTTGTATAATACAGGGAAACGTTCACAGATTGGCATTTTTGAGCACTTTTTGCAATCACCTATTTTCTTTTTGCACTTAAAGTCCTTTATGTTCTGACTTATACTATTTATATGGTTCTGGTCTTTGGTTAGCATATCATTCGTACCAGAGAGAGTTTGGATAGAATAACCCAATGGAATTTTGGGTCATTCGCACCGTCGGTCGTTAGTGTCGAATCTGCTTGGAATTTCACCCATTTTTGTACGGTCGATACAAGCTACAACCAAGTCAGCTCACTATTAAATAGTGGCGCAAGGTAGGGTATCTCATTATGTCCTTGCGTCTTGTTATGCCTGATATTCTACTGCGCCAATATCGTTTGCGTTATGCCTGTCTGTCAAACGTGGGACACAATCCACTGAACTAATTGTCTTGGCCTACCGGAATCCCCTCGGCCATAAAAAAAGCCAGTAACCCCGACCTATGCCGAGGGCTACTGGCATAACAAGCTCAACTGCTAATCTATCTTTTATCATTGCTACTCACTCCGTTTTCACAATGTTCGTTTCAATATATGAATTACTGGCAGGCAGATACAGACCCATCCGCCGTACTGTTTAGGCGAACCCAACTGTCAGCAATTACCTGTTACAGCACACTACGCCACGCCGCCACCAGTAAATCAACCACAAACTAACATATTCCAAACCAAAAGTCAAAAGAATAATCAGCCGATTGAAAATATATTCTCGCTCATAAAGGCTTTATATCGCTATACTTACCACTTGGCGGGGTTGCTGTCAAGTAAATAGTTCTTTACAAATAGGCAAAAATGGTCGATAATGAGTATAGTATGAAAGCTGACCAATACAATCAAAACAGCCTAACAAAAAGCTCCGGCACTTTCCCTCCTCTTTGGTCAGAGTTCATATCGTGTCGGAGCTTTATTTATGAGGTAATAAAATGAATCTCTTAGAAAACGACACAACTGAATTTATCAAACAATCAATTATCGAAACGCAAGAGCAAATCAGGGTGTTTTTAAGTGAAATTGAGTCCTGCAAAGATTACATCGAAGAAGCAGAAAATGAATTGAAACGCCGCGAAACCTAAAATATTCACTTTCAAAAGTGAATAAAAAGTGAATAAGTGAATAAAAGAATAACAATATCAACTTATTTGAAAGGCCGACAAAATGAAAAGACCAACAAAGTATTATGTATCGGAAAAGAAACCTTCTTGTATCGGTACAGTCTGGCATCGACTCACAAAGTATTATCTAACCGAAATCGAAGCCAGAAACAAGCTCAGCAGATTATCCGCTCACTACGATTCATTATCAATCCGTGTATTATATCCGAATAATTCGCGGAAAACATTAGCCTAAAAACCGGCAGTAGCGGCGTGTGGGAAACGCTGGCTCCAAAGAGCGCCGAGAGGAAAGAGGAGCTTACACGCAAAGTTCTAATAATGGCTTGAAGAAGATAAATGTGAAGCAGGTTCAAATCCTGCCTACTGCCTTATGTATTTTAACCCGTAAACTATATTAAAGAAAGAGAGGCCGATCATGAAAACAACGAAACAAACAGCCCTGGCACCTTCTCAAGTCTGGCTTGTCGGCCTTTCCAGCGGTGCCGGGGCTATAATCTTACTTGGGTTATTATGAAACGAATACCACTTACACAAGGTAAATATGCAATCGTTGACGATGAGGATTTTGAATGGCTGAACAAATGGAAATGGTGTGCTTTAATAAACAAATATACTTGGTATGCTTGTCGGTGGATTCAAATAGAAAAAAATCGAGGAAAGATAATTTTTATGCACCGTCTTATTATGAATACTCCCGAAGGAATGCACACTGACCATAAAAATCATAAAGGCTATGATAACCGAAAATATAATTTGCGTATTTGTACCCAAACACAGAATTTACAAAATCGAGCAATACAAAAAGGCCATTCAAGATACAAAGGATTATATTTGAATGAAAATCGCAGTAAATGGAGAGGCCAAATCCGATGTAATGGCAAAAAACATTGTCTTGGCACTTTTAAGAATGAAATTGATGCTGCAAAAGCATACGATAAAAAAGCAATAGAACTTTTCGGTGAATTTGCAAACACTAATTTTTAGGAGATTAGAAAAATGGCAGGATATACAAAAGGCGAATGGTTTGTTGACCGAGAAATAATGAGCATAATCGCCAAAAAAGAAAATGGTGAAGCATTGATTTGTGATGTTCAAACTAAGGGATATTCTCTTTTAGAATCTCTGGCCAATGCCCGTCTTATAACGGCGGCACCTGATTTGCTAAATGCTTGCGTAGGATTACTTGGAGCAATGCCGCCCGCCTTACAGAAAAAATGGCCGAATAATACCAAAAGAGCAATAGAGGCTATTACCAAAGCTGAAAAACCCTAACAGCCAACACTGGAGCGCACGACAACGCTCCGGCGTATGCTGTTTTTTTGAAAGGATAAGAAATGAAACGTAGTTGGTTTGGCTTGCAATTTAATTGCCCTTATTGCGGGGCTGTCCAGAGAAAACATAATCAACGGGGACAAATACCGCATAAATGTACTCAATGCAAAAAGAATATGACTATAACTGTTAGCAAAATCAGTGGCCTCGGATACAGGATTGAAAAAGTCGAAAAATGAGACGAAAACCTTATACTGAATTAGGCTTGTCCCGCGTACCTTGTTTAAGATGCGGAAAACCATCGACTCAGCAATGGCAGATATGCTCACTGGGCAATAAATGGGCAGGGGTTTGTACTGACTGTGATATTGCATTGAACAAAATTGTCTTGAAATTTATGCGAATCAAAAATCAGAAGCAAATTATTAAAACGTATGCTGTGGAAATAACGGCTGGCGGTAGCTCAGTCTGGTAGAGCGCTGAGACGTCGGAGGTCGCAGGTTCAAATCCTGCCCGTCAGCTTAAAACCTAACTCTGAAAGGATAGGACAATGGATTACAAAAATAAACATTGTGAAATTGCAGCAAACTTGCTTGATACAGAACCGGATTTGCTTGATTATCGGCTTGTCGAGCGGTTAAATCAAGTAGCTGACTTAGTGAAAAAAGCTACTGGCTCAGAAGGCAGCCTCCGCAGTCGTCAAGTTATCGCCCTTATAATAATACAATGGCAGGGAGAAAATAATGATAACCGAGATAAAAAGGCTTGAGGCTAAATATCGAGCCATTGCTAAGCATAGCGAATATGTTTCAGTGAACGATGTTCTCTGCGACTTATACAGATTACAAATGGAAGCTCGACTTAAAAGAATCCCAAGAAACCAAAGATAAGGATACTAAAATGAAGCATAGATACAGTTGGATAATATTGTTAATGATTATCTATCTCGTTGTGTTTTGGTGGGGGCTGTACCAACTTTTGTCTTGATATGGATATAGAGATTCATAGAGTTAGTTGTAGAGCTTGTGACGAAATCTTTTGCGGATTGACACTTGGAGAAGCTAAAAAGAAACACCGAGAGCATATTAAAAAGTGTGAAATAATTGATGCTCTCAAAAAAATAGGAAAGTTCAGAAAAAACGCAGAAAAAATTCTTGGACGAAAAATGACGCAAAAAGAGGTTTTCAAGTTACTAAATATAAAGTAGGGCACTCTGATACCCTCGGCAGGCAGTTCGTCCATCCTGGGCAACGCGGTGGGCTTGGATATGGCTGATATGGGCTGAAATGAGGTAATTATGGATATAGAACTTACAGAAGTAGAAGTTAAGTTGATTGTGCAAGCCTTGAAGATTTGGCACGGGGATTTCCCTTCATCGAATTGTACGGCCTCGATTATTTGGGAAAAAGAGTTGAAACAACTCATAGAAAAACTCGAACCATATTTAGGCTGAAATAGGAGATATTATGAAAGGAACAGGATTATGAGTGAAACAGTATCAACAAAAGACTTTATAAAAATACAAAGAGCGGCGGCTCAGTTAGCCGCAGATGCTTACGAGGAAGAGCAAGAATGGTGTCCGACTAAAACATCAAGGTTGTTAGATGCTTGCAATCGTCTTGAAGACCTCAAACAGC